AGCTTATGTATGAACCAGATTGGTCAATGCTGAATAACAAAGCTACAGTAGAACAACTCATTCACTTGGGTAACTCGTATGATCTAATGCGTAGGATGCCTGAACCAATTGATAGTATTACTCGTCTTGCTATGTTTCTCGCAGTTATTCGTCCTGCTAAAAGACACTTGCTTGGTAAGACTTGGAAAGAAATTAATAAAACTGTTTGGGACAAGGACCCAAGTGGGTATGTATTCAAACGGTCGCATAGTCTGGCGTACGCACAATTAGTGGTAGTTCATATGAACCTATTGAAGGAAGCAAAATGAAAATCATTCACGTTAATCGGCAGCATATTGCAATGAATGCCAAGGATGGTAGGAATCGTCCTGTTTATACGATCAAAGATAAAGGTAAGACTTTGTACGCTCGTGAAGTTATTATCAATGGTCCTAGTAAACTAGTATATAACGGTGAACAGTTGAATTGCGGCGCAAGAGCTTGGATTGAGACTGATAGCGATATTCAACTAGTAGATGAAATGACATTTAAAGAGGCAAGAGAACGATGAACTTAGAACTACTTAAAGAAAACGATCCCAAACTGCTTGAAGTCGCAGATGAATGGGACTTTACTATTGATGGCGATCCTACCGAACTTGTAGGTGAAATGTCAAAGTTCATGGCTGCTAACGGTGGAGTTGGACTTGCTGCTACACAGCTTGGCATCAATAAGCGAATCTTTATAATGGGCAACTTCACTAAGTTGATCGCATGTATTAACCCCAAGATTATTTCATTGTCAGAAGAACGTGAAGCTGATATAGAAGGTTGCCTCTCATTTCCTGACTTGTTCATGAAGGTCAAGCGTCCAACTTCTTGTAATGTGCAGTATCAGACTATCACGGGTGAAGTTATTGAACGTGAACTAACTGGATTAGAATCTCGTGTATTCTTGCATGAATACGATCATCTTCTTGGCATCACATTTGATCAACGTGTCGGTAACTTGAGCTTCAAGATGGCTAAGGATAAGAGAGCTAAAGAAGCAAAGAAGGTTAACAGAAAAACTTCTAAGTGACTTGTTATATTGTAAATAGCATATAGAATTGGAGAATTAACAATGGCAACGTTTGACACAGAAGAATACGCATACAAGAGTGATGTTGATTATGTCACTGGTAACAAGGTCAAGGACATCATGGAAAAGTATTTGGACGAAGTAATGTCCGAAGAACTTTGTGATAGAATCATTGCAGACATCAAGGCTGAGTTCGGGGAAGATCATCCTGCGCAGGTCAATCTTGATGACGAAATCAATGAAATTGAAATCATCGTTAGAGACCGCAACGACAAGTGGATCAAGTGTTCTTCATTGACACTATTTCCTAAGGATCAGTGACATGGAAGCTAAAACTACAGAAACATATATTGACGATCTAAAGAATGAACTAACACTCGTCAATAGTTTGATTGCCGAACAGGACATTAAGGTCGCTAAGACTAAATCAAGCAACAATATCAAGGCTTCTCGTGAACGTGCCAAGTTACGTGATCTAGAAATTAGAGCAAGCAAGATTCGCAATGATCTTAATAAGCAATTATTAGTTGCACAGAGCAAGTCATTGATGGCTAAGTTTGATGCTATCACTGAGAAGAATGATTGCTTACGTGTACGTTTCTATGACTGGTTAGCTAATAAGCTAGAAAAGCTCGCTACTAGAATCCGTGACCATGCTATGAAGATTAGCAAGCCATGTGTAGTAAAACTTCCACCTAAGCCGGAAAAATACCTTATTGATAAGCATGGTAATTACATCGGTAGACTCCCGCTATTGGGTAAGCCAAAATAAAGTGATCATTGATGGATGACGATGTAGTATTTGCTACTGACAATGGCCTTATTGCAATGGCATTGATGGTCTATCATCAGAAAGTGTTAGAGCTTGACGGTTCTCAGGAACTAGCAGACCGATCATATGCCTTATATTTAAAGTACAGGGACATGGAAGACGATGACTGTTGAAAATTATCTACTTTTGATAGTCATCGTATTTCTTGTCGCCACAATTTACATGATATGCACTAATAGCATGAGCGACAAAGAGCGTGATGAAATGCTCAATGATGAAGAAATGTGGCCCTAAGAGATTCGCTTAACAAGCGTAATACTTTTTCTCTTGCTACGCTTTTTGATGAATTCATTCATGCTTACTACGGGCCCGTGAATGATATCTAAACTCTTGTTATTGAATGTCTTGATATAGGGCTTAAAGATGAGCCATTCTTCTTTCAAGAAAAGATTAATGGGAATCGTTCTATTTGATTCCCACCACCATATTTCACCTAACTCTAAGAATCTTGCTTTAAGTTCTGGTTGAACGATAGCACCATAGTCATAGATTGTTGTTACATTATCATCACGATTCTGTATGATGCCTACATAGTCTTGTGAGGCGTAGGAGCAAATTGAAATGAAAGGGTGGGCCTCACTGAGCTTGGTGAAAAAGTCGTTAGCGTCCATACTCGTATATTTACACTAATTTTTCCAAAGTAATAATTTAATATTTTTGGGAATAAATACTAGATCAAGGAGCAGTCAATTGTACACAACATCCGTTTTCGTTTATACTCAAAGACAAATCGTTGTGCTCCTATCAGGAAACTCACCGAGGAAATATATGCCGCAGTACGCCAAGCCATTAACTCTTAACAAGGGTGTAGATAACAAGATTCAGTTTCAATTTCTCAATCAGGAACAAAAGCCCGTGGACATCACCGGCAAGAGCATCACTTGTAGAGTATTGAACAACACTGGAACCGCGGTATTGATCAATAAGGCGCTTGACATTGACCTAGGTTTAACTGGTATTGCTTCACTGAATCTAAATGCAGCAGACATTGAAGACATTATTCCGCAAAAGGCATACTATACACTTGAGATTCCAGTTGGTGACTTTGACTATCCAGTATTCGTAGATCAAAATGCAGGTGCAAGAGGCGACATGAACATTGTCAACTCTATTCTCCCTTCATTCGTGCCATCTGCTAACATTTCTATTCCAACTGGTCAGGCCTTCCCCAACCTATCAAATAATCAAATGAGTAATGTCACTTATGTAACAAGCGTTATCAATACAGAAGATAATCCTATTCTTACTATTCAGACTCACTATGACGAATTCTACGGTGATGTTACTATTCAAGGATCCACGCAAGTTGACAGTGATTGGTATCCTATTGTAGTGGATCCTGATCTAATGGATGTTACTGAAACTAGAGGATATACTATTAGAGGGTTCCACCCCTTCGTTCGTATGTCATTCACAAGCAATGCAGGCGCGGTAACCAATATACTTGCACGATAACACATTTAGTGTTATAGTAGCAATATGTTAGATATTCTTACCATACTTCCGGGCAAGAAGAAACACACGTTGAGTGGCTGGCATAGCTTTAATGCTATCTGCTGCCATCATCGTGGGCATAAGGTTGATAAGCGTGGTCGCGGCGGTATTAGATTCGACGGTGAATTTAACTGGTCATACCATTGTTTCAACTGCGGCTTTAAGTGTGGCTTCCAGTTAGGTAAGCAAATCAGCAGAAATACTCGTCAGCTACTATCTTGGTGTGGCATTGACGACATTCAAATCACTAAGTGGAACCTAGAAAGTCTACAGAACAAAGACCTATTGGAAATCATTTTCGTAAAGAAGAAGAAACTAAAGATAAAGTTTAAAGAAGTTAGTCTTCCTGATGACGCAGAACTTATTGACCCAAACAACGAAAAACACCAAGTATTCATAGATTATCTACATAGTCGTGGCGTTAAGTATGACGAATATCCTTTCATGGTTACTATCAACGAGCAAGGTAGAAACGGTAATAGAATCATCATACCCTATACTTTTGAAGGTAAGATAGTAGGTCACATCAGTCGCTATCTTGACAATCGTATTCCAAAGTATATCAAAGAGCAACAGCCTGGCTTTGTGTTCGGCTATGATCTACAGAAGCAAGAAAATGAAGTCTGTCTTGTCTTTGAGGGTATCTTTGATGCATTAGCCTTCACTGGCTGTGCGTTGACCCATGAAACAATCAGTGATGAGCAGGCAGAAATATTACGCAGATTGAACAAGCGTATTATTGTTGTTCCTGACATGGACAAAACTGGTCTAGAAATTATTGATAGAGCATTAGAGCTAGGATTTCAAGTAGCACTTCCTGATTGGGGACCGGGGATAAAGGACGCCAATGATGCTGTATTGAGATATGGACGACTTCCTACACTACTAAGCATACTACAAAACGCCACCAGCAGCAAAATCAAACTACAGATGATGAGGAACCGACTTGATAAAAGATTATAACACGGACGTACAAACACTATTCTTACAAATGATGGTAACTAACGCAGAGCTTTATACTCGTGTTATGAACATCATGAATGCAGAAAACTTTGATCGTAGTCTTCGCCCGGTTGCTGAGTTTATCGTAAGTCATACTGCACAGTATAGCATTATGCCTGATCCAATGCAGATCAAGGCAACGACTGGCACAGCAATTGAACCTGTGCCTAATCTTGAAGATGGTCACTATGACTGGTTTCTTGAGGAGTTTGAGAAGTTCACTAAGCGCCAGGAACTTGAAAGAGCAATTCTTACAGCAGCCGACTTGCTTGAAAAGGGTGAGTTTGATCCTGTTGAAAAGCTAGTCAGAGACGCGGTTCAAATCAGTCTACAGCGTGACATGGGTACAGACTACTTTGCTGACCCTAAGGATCGTCTTAACAAGTACTTCAACGCAGGTGGTCAGGTGTCTACTGGCTGGCCACAGCTTGATCGTGTCATGTATGGTGGCATGAGTCGCGGTGAGTTGAACATCTTTGCAGGTGGCAGTGGCTCTGGTAAGTCATTGGTCATGATGAACATCGCACTTAACTGGTTGCAGCAGGGCTTGAGCGGTGTATATATCACTCTTGAACTTAGTGAAGAATTGACTTCGCTTCGTACTGACGCCATGCTTACAAGTATGAGTACGAAGGATATTCGTAAGAACCTAGATGATGCTGAATTCCGAGTCAAGATGGCTGGGAAGAAGATGGGTAAGTATCGTGTTAAGGCATTGCCAGCACAGAGCAATGTTAACGCTATTCGTAGCTATATCAAAGAAGTACAGATTCAGACTGGAATCAAGATTGACTTCGTAATGATTGACTATCTTGATCTTGTCATGCCCGTTAGTGTCAAGGTCAATCCAAACGATCAGTTCATCAAGGACAAGTATGTGTCAGAAGAACTTCGCAATCTAGCGAAGGAACTTGGTGTTCTATTGATCACCGCATCGCAGTTGAATCGTTCGGCTGTTGAAGAAATTGAGTTTGATCATAGTCACATTGCAGGCGGTATCAGTAAGATCAATACTGCTGACTATGTGTTCGGTATCTTTACGTCACGTTCTATGAAAGAGCGTGGTAAGTATCAGATTCAGTGTATGAAAAGTCGTAGTTCTACTGGTGTTGGACAGAAGATTGACCTTGACTATAACATGGAAACTATGCGTATCACTGACGAAGGCGGGGATGAAGAACAAAAAGCTCCAAGTCCAAATCAGATATTAAGTCAAATTAAAACTACGAGCCAAGTCGGTTCTACTAATGACATTGTTCATAATACTATTGAAGCTCCGAATAAAACTACAGTTGGAGATGTTCAAGGTGCAAAGTTAAAGACTCTACTTAATTCATTGAAGAAATAATCTTTTAGAATAAATACAATTAGTAGGGTCTTTACTCATTATGCAAAAACGAACAAGAAGTCTTTTAGAAGAACTCCAGGCTTACGGAGACACTCGTGACATCAACAATGTCATTGAATCTCGTGCCTCTAACGTCATCGCCAGTGCAATCAATCTAATTGAATTGATGCAGAAGCACTATCCTTCTGATAAGGCTGAATTGCTTGAAAAGAAATTGCTTAGTGCAATTAAAGGTAAAGATCAAGCAAGATTTTCTAAGGC